AAGCTCGTCGGTCACCATGTTGATCGGCTCCTGACTCTGCTGGAGATTCTTAGCCCATGTCTGGATGTCATTTGACAACGCCGTGATGTCGGTCTCAGGGTTAACAGAAGTAATGGCGACCATGTCAACGCCGTGACAGAATTGAGGCCAGTTGGAACAGATAAAGCTATTTACATCGCCCTCGACATCTCCACTAGGAAGATGATTTTCGGCGCGGTAATGTTCCACATTCTGGATCAGGCTATCGTAGGTGACGCCGTTGATACGGACATCACCCTCAATATAATGCCAGCCAGAAGGCGGCAACATCCCTAAAATTGGTGTAGCCATTAGTTTGTGATATGTTATTTAGAAGCCAAGGGCAAGTAATAACTACTTTACAAATTCATGATGACACTTGGGACAAATGCACGTTTCTCTCTCCTTTTCATCCGCTTTCAGGCCATTATCGACTGGTTCTTCAGGAGATCCGATCATTTCTGCCAGTTGTTCGTTGGTGAAGGAAAGTAGCGACACATCAAACTTGGCGTCATTTAACTCGTCAATTTCTACAGAAAGCATATCAAAACTCCATGTTGAGTTGAGTGCCAGTTGATTGTCGGCAATGATGTATGCTCGCCGCTGGGTTTCTGTCAAGTGATCCAGTTTGATGCAAGGTACTGAATCCAGTCCCAACTTCTTGGCGGCTAGTACGCGCCCATGACCTGCAATAATGTCGCACTCATCAGTAATCAGCACAGGGTTGGTAAATCCAAACTCCTTGATGCTGGCGGCGATCTGACTCACCTGAATGTCGCTGTGAGCGCGGCTGTTCCTCGCGTATGGTATCAGCTTTTTGATTGCAACCTGCTCAATGTGTGTTGGTGTTTTTATTTCCATATTATAGCCAGACATAGATTGGTGTGAATTCACCGACATACGCGCCAGCGATGTTGTAGTAAAAATGATCGATGGCGTCATTGTATTCCATGCCTTCAGTTACCATTTGATCGACCATCTTGCCAGCGTCGTAGACGACTTTTCCATCAGTCGTTGCGCCGATCACGCAGTCGTCGAAGCCGTCCGCAGTCAGCGCGTCTTCGTTGATCATTCCTGAATCCTGTAGCTCATCTAATTTATTTGTAGTTGTCATAGAAGGTTAGAATTGATCACCCAGCGTTAAAAAGAAAAGATAAAAAGAAACCCCCCAAAGAAAATAGAAAAGATAAAAGTGGGATCTGAAATCAGATCAGTATCACATATGACGAAAAGCGTCTCTCATGCCACAGCCCAAGGATTAGCCTGCTCTCAAATCGGAGCGCAATGAGGTTGGAGTGTGTGTCCTCCGAATTAAGCCGCGAGGGTAAAGCGCGGCTCCTGCCTTCACCAGTGGCTCGACACAATCTCGATTTCCAGTGGTTACGATACCTACATTTGCACCTGTAGATTTATTACGATTATCCTTGCGCCACATCATTGTCAACGGCATATTTTCATCGTTGCGATTCTTCCTGCACCTGTAGATTCTCAACTGCTCTCTCGTCTTTGGGTTAGAGGCGAGAGGGCGTCCATTTTGTCAGTGTGTGCTAGTGCTAGACCCTCACTCGTTGTCATGTGCGAGTGGGGGTCTTTTCTTTTGCGTAAAGCGCACTTTACTTAAATCGTCGTTGTGTAAAGTAAATGTCGATAGCGTGTACATATCTATACGCTCATGTATAGAGAACAAAGATTCTTCGACATGATGCATAATCAGGTATAATGCGGTGAATAATCAGGTGTCTACAATTAGCGTGATAACTACACAGGAGTGGTAGATGACATTTACCATTGCTGAATGGTACTTCTCAATAAGTGTCAAGGAATTGGCTACCCCTCATGGACTTGAACCATGACAAACAGAGTCAAAGTCTGTTGTGCTACCATTACACCAAAGGGTAATATGAAATTTTTTTACCGATTATAGCACATTTTACAGAGTAAATGCGATTCTATAATGAGGGTCGCCGTTGGATATTCCAAGTCGCGTTGGCCTCAATCTTTACCTGATCTGTCCTGAAGTGCCTAATCGTTCCATCGTTGAGCGCGATAGTCCAGATGTCGTTGGCAAATGTTCCGCTGTTGACGACATAGATCGCCATGCCGTCTCCCAGATCGGTCTTCACAGGGATAGGGTTCTTGAATTCAAGCATTAGATTATAGCCTATTTTTACCCATGCGTTTGTAGACTATAGACGCTTTTTCCTGACACGCCTTGCACTTGTGTGGCTTGCATTCCGTACCGCAGGCTGGGCATTTATGTTTTTCTTTCATAGCTACTCAGACATATCTACAAACTCCATCTTGTCAACAAGGCTCTGCAATTCGCGCTGGCGCGAGTTCACCTCTGGCTTCTTATCGGTCATCGTAGCAACCGCCCCACCGCGCTGGCGCATCAGGTAGACCAGCATGGACAGCGAATCCAGTGCGTCAGGAGACTTGCTCCTCGTCCGCTTGCAGTAGTCGCCTTTGCTCTCTACGCGCACCAGACCCTTGCCCTTCTGCTTGTACCGACGCGCTGTAGCCTGCCTTATCAGATCCTCGTTCCTAAAGCTGGGACTGATCTTCAGGTACTCAAACTCCTGATACTTCGCCTGAACAAAGATCAACTCGGTCACGACTCCGTTGTACAACTCGCTAGCCTTCTGACTATCGTCGCCCAGAATGTGCGTGTCGCTCGCCGCCCATGAGTAATTGACTCCCATTACCTCGCTACCAAATAGACTACACAACGAGTCGTGAATGCCTGCGCCGTTGCCAGTCCTATCCACACACAGCCAGTTGGGACTGATCTTCATCGTCCTAGCAAACTTGATGATCGCCTGCGTCTGTTCAAGCGTCGCCTTCTTAGGGAATGGTATCTGCGAGTCCAACTGCAATACTACCCTCGGCGTCTTGAACGGAATGAACTGACCAGACTGAGGCGTCCAGCCGTCAGACAGCCCAAAACGTCCGTAGGAACACATTACTTGGTCATTACCCTCCAGAGCCAAGTCAAACGCCGCCAGAGGAACTACAGGCCCAATAAATCGCACTATGCCAAGCGCGTTGTCCATCATGGCAGGCGTGATGATCCCCATCGCCATGCCCTCTTCAGGGAACCAACCGCGAGCCATTGTCATCGCCTCGGCTGTCCTACCGCGCGAGATGTAGCCCATGTAACCCTGATAGGTCTGGAGACCAGCGTAGACAATCCTCTTCTCAATCACGTTCTCACAGCGTGCGGCATCCAGTCGCAACACATGGTATCCCTCCTTGCTGTCCCACTCAAAGTCGTCTTCGCAGTCCACTGATCCCCAGCCGTCTTTCGGCTCACACCGCTGTGCAAAGTTGCTAGTCCTATCCCTCGGATTAGACGCACCAAATATCTTGATGTGACCCTTGTGGCTATCCGTATCAGCCGTAGACAAGATGTTGTTGATACCCTCCCATACGCCGACAGGGACTTCCTCGGCCTCGTCCAACACCACATGGGTGCGCGATAATCTTCCCCACTTCGGATGCTCCTTGCCTGCTCTCGGTATCGGATGGAATCCGCGCAGGGTTCCATGACCACTTTCGCCCTTCGGAATGGCTACCAGATGGATCCCCTGCTTGCTGTCGTTGGTCACCTGAATGCTCGTCGCCTTGTCCTCCTGATCGGTAACAGGCTTCACCAGCGCAGTGCGATGGAATGTCTTGATATTCGCAAAAATGTTGCGCTCGGCGTGTTCCTTCGTCAGCGAGATGACCTTGATACAGGTGTACTCAGGGTCGCGATACCAGTCCAAGTAGAACCAAGCCGCCGCGCCAAACGACTTACCCATAGCACCTGCGCCCTGTACCAGCACGCGATCACCAGCGAACAAACACCGCCATGTGTCACGCGAACTCTTCGGCCTCCAGTCGTAGACCGCCGCTCCCCACAGAATAGTCGCCGCCGCCTCAAATTGGTCGTGATTAAGTAAGTGCATCACATACTGGCGCACCACCATCTCAGCCGTCGGAAGGTCGATCTCAGTCAAACCAACAGCGTTCTTAGCCGTCTCGGTAATGATGTACTGAGCCGCATACAATAGCCCAAGCTCCTCGTCCCTATCCGCCTCCTTGCGAATATTTACGGCATGAGCGTGAAAAACCTTTATGGAATGTGGCGGCGTTAGCCTATATCCTGTGTCCTCTGTTTGTGAATTCATTGCCATAGTTGCCTATATTGTGGTAGCCTTCGCGTCAATGTATAACCAATACGACCAGCTTCAATCACACACATACACCGAGGCAACCAAGCTGGCGGCGCAGGGAGAGGAGTTTAGTCACCTGATCACACTGCTCAATCCTGAGTATGCGTTGCGCCTAAGAATATTCGTGCGAGACCTGCCTGACGCCATCCGCGAGAAGACGATTTATGGCAGATCAGTTGCCAAGACGCAGGCGAAGCCGACCAAGAAGCGTTAGTAAGAACAACAACCTTGGTTTTGTGACGCGCAGGCTTCGACAGCCGCCTTTTCAGTTGCAAGATAAGCGTTTACCGCAGGGATGATTGTAGGAAGTAGCGCGTTGATCTGTTCGTCGTATGCAATGATACACGCTAATGTGGTGCAGTTGGCTGGCCCAAGTTGGTACTCAGCAACTCGCACATACAAGTCATCCAAAGTTGCCGCCGTGATGCGCGTGTATGATCCGTCAGCGTTGGGGTATTGATAGTTCCAACCTGTTGGCGGTATGGCGACAGCCATAACAATTACTGCTGACCGCTGTTCGTGTCTTTTCCTAGCGTATACTCAGCGCGCAATACAGGACATCCAGCGAAACGTCCGAATGGGTAAACAAAGTTGCCAAGGAGATCGGCGCGCTTGCGGAGACGCTTGATGGTATTCTCGTGGTCAAGGAAAGTAACAAACGTCTTGGTGACGCTCTTGCAAGACCAGATGACCTGTGGCTCGTTAGCCGACTGCGTGTTAGTCGTCGTGGTGGACTTGTTTGTGCCGTATTGAAGAGCAGGTGTTGCCTTCGTAGCGTAGAGATATCCTGCTTGGAAATTAGCCATAATGACGACATATAGTCGCCGCATTAACTTATGTCAATTGGATAATTAGAATCCTGCGATCTTCCTGCGCCTCGCGGCTTTATTGCCTCGCTTTACTACCTTGCGCGTCTTTTTAGCTATCATCCAACAAAAGACCGCGAATCCAATTAGGAAAAGAACGGATGTAACATGTGAGATCATTGGCATATCGGAGGCGGTCATCAGAGTAGGTTATCCATAACTACAGATAATAGCACTCATAAATAGTGGACTTAGTCATTGGACACCTCATCGATTATCTCTGTGACAGCATTCAAAGAGGGCGGATCTTTGTCGATCTCCATGTCTTGATAGCGTTCAAACTCCGCCTCAATCGTCACTGGCTCGCTGTAGGTTCGCACTTCAGGCGGCGCGTTCAGGCGTTTCCATTCTTCCTCCAGCGCAGGCGTCAT